TAACACTAATTCTAACATCATTGAATACATCAAGTTGCGATTCAAGTCTATCATAGACTTCGTCTGACATAAAAGGTTTACCATTATAGTACGCCATTTTTGCTTGTTTAATTAATGCTTCCAAATTTTTCATAAATATATTATACTAAATTTATCAGGTTATGTCAAGAACTATTTTTTATAAGTAGATTTCATCTAGCACATCTTTAAATTCTTTTTCTAGTATGTTCTTACTTTCTGCTAAAGATAATATTTCTACTAGTCCTTCAAATAGACTTCTTGTGTTATCAAAGTCTATGGGCATTGTTATTCCGTCTTTTGAAGGTTGCCACTCTTCTTCAAAATCTAAATAATATTTTCTAAGGGATATATACTCTACACTTCTAAAAGTAGAAACAACAAGCCTGACTTGCTCATGCTCAGTTTCTTGTATTACTTTCTCGTAGATTGAGGGAGCGTTAAGGTCTATCATTCTTAATCACTCGGTTGAGAGGTACTATACTCGTTACATTTTCGGGTACAAGAATCCTGTAGGAATCTGTATCCCAGCAAAATAGTAACACTGTTTTATTACCTTCTTTTGCTCTATTTCTTTTCTGTCGAATATATTCTGTAGAAAAGTCTCTAGTGCAAACATTGTATTTTAATTTTCTTGAGTTTTGACTTCTGTATGTGATAATAGCATCACCAGCTTCGTCGAGTCTCTTTTTAAGCTCTTCTTTTTGCATTTTTCCTCCAATTTAGTCTAACAAAAACTCTTTTGTATTGCTAAATTGCAGAGGTCACTTCTGTGAGATGCAAAAAACCAAGGCAGAAAGGAACTGCCTTGGTTGAAAAATTAAATGATTAGTTGTTTAAATTTTCTACGATACTAGCAAAGTAGTTAGCTGCCTTACCAGTTAGCTTAGAAATGATTGCTTCATCAACTTCTTGACCTGCATCACCTAACACTGAAGTAAGTTTAGCTTGTGCGTCTGCTACAGAAACTCTACCACCACCAGTTGAGCCACTTGAGGACTTAGCTGCTGGAGTCTTTCTTACATAAACGCCTGCTTTTGTTAATATCATGCGAACCCCGTTTGGAGATTCTCCAAGTTCATCAGCGATGTCCTTGACTATCTCCATTGATGTTTCAGGTGTAGGTTCAGCTTCCTGATACATTTCAACTGCTTGTTGTTTGCTTTCATCTGTCCAAGCCATTTTTCGTTTTCTCCTAAATTTACCAAAGGTTTGTTCAAATTGGTCAAATGAGAATGTGTTACGATAGCCAGGTGCCCAACCTACTGATTGAATCATCTCGCTATAAAATCTATCACTCATATTGACTTCTTTCTAAATATAATAATATTATATAAAAAGTAAAACCAATTGTCAAGAATTATTTTTCGGTAACTAATAAGACTACCTAGGATGGAAAATGCTTCTTGATTGTTTCTATCTTTTCTTCGGCTGCAGCAATTTTTTCAACTTGTGTCTCCATTGCTTCTACTACTTCTGGATGCTCTCCAATCCCTGCGGAATTTCTTGTATAGACCATGATGTTAGCTTTGGCAACTGCAACTTCACCTTCTAATTTTTTAATTAATGCGTCTAATAAATAATTCATTTTTTCCTCTTGGTTTCCCAATCTTCTATTGCTTTTTTAATGGCGTCTTCTGCAAGTACGCTACAATGTATTTTAATTGGAGGTAAGTCTAGCGCTTCGGCTATATCTCTGTCTTTTATTTCTTTAGCCTCTTCTATTGTTAAGCCTTGCAACATATCAACAAACATGGAAGAAGATGCAATCGCACTTCCACATCCATAAGTTTTAAACTTAACACCTAGGATTCTATTATTGCCTGGGTCTATTCTTAGTTGTAGTTTCATTACATCCCCACATGATGGAGCACCAGTCATTCCTGTTGCTACTGTAGGGTCGTTAGGGTCAAATCTTCCCACTGAAAATTGTTTTGGTGAATTTAATACACCTTCAAATCTATCTACTACTTCTTTACTGTATGCCATTGTTTTTAATTCCTAAAGCACCTTTGACAAATCCTGATGTAAAATTTTCTAATTTACTTGGTACAATTAATGCTAGAGCATATATAGGTAAAGTTAGTGTAAAAATAAATATACAAACTATACTTGATATGATTGGTCTAGTAACCATTATATTGTCTGGTGCTACCTTTGCTATCAATTTGTATGCAGGTATCCATATTTTCCATACGGCTAACATTACTCCTGCTATCCAAAATGCTAAAACATATTCCATTATAAATACTCATTTAAGTGTTTTAAACTTCCTAAATCATGTGCAAGACGACTTGCGCCTCTTCCTGCATTAGTGATTGTTCCGAAGTATGGCGATTCACACTCTGCCATTTCGATTTCATGAACATAGTACATTCTACTTCCATACTTTTGTTCATAGTTTGTTTGATGGTTGCCTAGTTCTCTTTTTACTATTGCAATGCAGTTTCCTTTTATTGACCAAACTCTTTCTCCTTCATCAAAGCTTTCTGCTACACATTGTTCTGGTAGCATAGCTAATCTTATGCCTTCGTAGTCTGTTGTTGCCAACTTTTGTGGAATACCTAATCGTTCTATAACTGCTTTTATAAAAGCTGGTGAACGATATAATGCTTTTGCAATATCAGAAATATTCTGACCATCTAGGTAATAAGTCACAATGCTTTTCTTCTCAGCTTCTGTGACTCCCTTTCCTTTGTTCTGTGCTTTTCTTAACTCACGATATCTTACTGTTTCTTCGTATTCTTCTATAAGTTTATTTAATCGTGTAGTATTATAACTAATATTCAGTATGCTACATGCTTCTTTCTTTGTTATTGGTTTATCTGCTCTAAGCAAATCAATTACATGCTGAAGATTAGAATCTGTTAAATTTTCGTGTTTTTTACTTCTTACTGCCAATGTCGTTTCCTAATAAAATTATTGCATAGTGAATGATTTTTAATAAATCATCTTCGTTTCTACCTTGTTTTTTGCCATATCTTTGTGCATATTTGATAATGTTTCCAATACAGAAACCTTCTCCATGTTCTGCATCAAATATAAATTCTGTTGATTGTATTTTATTCATACTGTAATGAGCATCATAGGTTTTTAAAATATGATTGTTTACCATATTTATTACTTTATCTTCATTAAATTTATACTTAGTCTTGCTCATTTTGCTGTAATCCTTTTTTCGTAGTCAGCATAATCTTCGTTCCACCAATCAGGTTTATCACGATGTGACCATGCTGCAAATGTTGCTTTGTCCAAATGGTAGTAATCACGATAACTTTGTATCGGATTGTCATAATCTTTTAGTTCATCTGGCATTGCCAGTCCAAAAGTAGTGAATCCTTTTCTTGGCATATTTACTGGGTCTGGTAGTTTGTTTACTACTTCCATAACTGACTTGTGTAGTTTGCCATATCGATAGTGGTACTCGTCATTCAATGCATTTGCATAACAATGTACCCACTCGTGATTATCCAATGATTCCCTTGCCCAGATTGTGCAGGGATGATTGTACATCATTGGAAGGTAGGGGATGGGTCGTTCCTCTAGAGGTAAGTGTTTAATCTGTGCTTTCTCTTTGTTTAGAACCTCTCGCTCTTCTGCATTGAGTGCTCGAGGAACAAATCCCAAAAGTTTATCTATCCAAATAGATGTGCAAAGTATTTGAGCAGCTTCTAGCGGCATCTTAACAATATGCTTGTCAACATGATACTGTGCTGCTTTGTCTAAGTCCTCGTCAAGATAAAATAAGTTCATCTATCTCTCCCAGCACTTATAGCCTTTACAATCCTTCATCTTCGTACCAAATGATTTACAGTACGGACAAGGTCTATCTTCTTCGAAAGGCTTTGGTGTAATTTTCTTTAGTTCCTTGAATTTTTTCATAACCTATATTATACTAAATCTACAAGGATATGTCAAGAACTATTTTTTATTACTTACCACCAAATGCTTTGCCTGCCTCGCTAATACCAAATGCACCAAGCGTTACTACAACGAATGATGTGTAAATGGTATCTGAAATTACCAAGTCCTGTCCCATAAATGCAGTGACTAGGTCACAGATACCAAAGACTGTCATTAGACCAAAAGAAATAAATCCGATTATTGATTTTTCATTTATGTCATTATCGTCTAAAAATAAATCCACAAACTTTCTTTTAGGTGGTTCTAATTGATTTTTTGCTGCCTTTGCCTCATCTTTTAAGGCTTTAATAGTATCTTCTGCATCATCTAGTTTATCGACTAGACGCATGTATTTATCAAGGTCTATTTGAACTTCATTACGGCTATCGACTGTTTCTGCCATTATTTATCCTTTGCTTTACCGACATTAAGGGCAAACCAGTCTAGTACTTTATATAGCTTCTTCATCCAACCATCATCAATTGGTGTTGGTGTGAGTGCTGCGATAAGTGAACATACCATCACAATAGTTGGTACGACAGCTATCCATGCTTGAAGCCATTGAAAGAAACCTAATAACATTCGTTCTCTCCTACTCTCTCGAGCCTTTCCTAAAAATTAGGAATTATATGCTTGTATTGTCGAAAGGCGAAGGTCTTCCCACCTTTCTTCATCTAAGCGATAAACCAGAATTGCATCAGATGATGACTGGTTTATTCTTACAGGGGTTAGATTCTCCTGTAATGTACAAGGAATATTATAATTATTCCCCGATTTTAAACTCGTGAATGATATTTCCACTACTCCTTCTTGTAGTGCTTTCTTTAATTTGTCAAAGTTTATCATATTAGATAATCTTTTCTTTCTCTTTTTGCTGTGTGTAATTTTCCTGAAACGGAATGATATGGTTGTGTGATTCCCTTTGTTCCCTCTGTTCCCCATACCAGTAAACTAAATATACAAATAATACTTGGTACTATTAATGCCAATAATATTACTGCATCCATTTTGTTTACTCCTAAAGCTAATTATAATTTGTTGCTTTACCTTCTTGTAATACTAGGTCTACTGCGTGAGCCCAGTTGATATCATCTACAAATATACACTGTAC